CATGAAAGATAAACAGCGATTGACCCCAGAGGAACTAGATGCAAGACTTAAATTTGTTGTTGGCTGCATCTTGGGCGGGGTTTTAACAATTACAACAATCGGTGTTCTGTATGCACTCGTATTCGTCGCCCAGCCAATTGGGGTGCAGGCAGAGAACGACAAAATGTTTTTCAGCGTGCTCTCATCGGTGGCTACTTTTATCACGGGAACGCTTGCAGGGCTCATGATTTCTACGGGTCGGAACAAGTCTGATTCGGGTAAAGAGTCTGTTGATACTGAAGCCTGAACAGAATATACTGAAAGTATGTTCAAAAAATATTTGAAAATATTCACCTACCTAATTGTTCCCCTGTTTATTGCATATCCGATTTTTCATTGGCGAAAAATGTGGAAGCGATATGTTCACGGCGACCACTCCCTTTATGAGTAAACTTGTAGTAGCGGACGTTGCCGCGAAAGGCTCCATGACGACCACCTGTAGGGGTGTTGATAACTGTTCTCGTATTTAGTAGGCTGATAACTATGAGCGATACTGCCTCAGAAACAATGGTGTGGCACAGCGATGGTCATGTCGTTGAATTACAAATCAATAGAGGAGAGTTGGAAGTAATTAGGGTGCGTTGCCCCCACGAGGGAAATTCGTTTGCTCCGTGCGCCCACGAAGAAACACCGTGTGTAGTCAAATGGTTCCTACAAACTTTCGGCATGGAATGCAATGTCGGTGTAGCAACACCTTCGGCAGAAATGGAAGTTGCTTGGCATTTTATTGGTACACCACGACAAGAACTCGGGTCTTGTCAAGTATGGGTTATACCAGTGCAGGATGAAGCATTCTCAGCATGGATGGTTACTCAACAGTAGGTTGATGTCTCTCCACAGATTTGGCGAGCAACATGGTGTACGCCTCGTTCGGCGTAGCCCCAACTCCGACCGCGTGGTCGTTCTCCGTGAACCACGCTACACACTCATCGTCATCGCCATACGCCCCTAGGAGCGTTTCTGTGGGGTCGTCGCACTGTTCTATCGCAAACCATAGCCCGCCTTCGTATACGCCTCCGTAGCGCGACTGAAAGATAATGATTGGGAACATCCCTATCGGCGCATCAAATCTCATTGGCTGACAATACCATTCGCCGGGGTGACAGGGGTCGAACCTGCAACCTACGGATTAGAAGTCCGTCGCGCTATCCATTGCGCCACACCCCGTTTGATAAAAATTTGTTTTATTCAATTAATCAGATGCAACCAACAAGGTTGACAAGACCCGTATTAATCTTCTCAACTCTGCGTGATTTTTGAGTTTACCGTAATCAAGCGAATACTCGTATCTCCCTTTGACCTTCCTGCGTTTTATCAATTTTTCTCTATCCAACACGGATAGTGCTTTTATGACCGCGGTCTGTGAACAGCCGAGTGTAACCGACATTTCGCGAACAGTCAAACACGGTCTCTCCATCAACATTATCACCAACCGACCAGCAGGTGTAAACAAATTAATTGAACTCTTGGGTTTGTACGAAATAAGGTTTTGCTCATCTAACTCCAAAAGCACCGACTCCACCAATCCCTTTAGGTCGGCATTGTTCGCCAATGCGTTAGCCACAGCCCTTTCTAGGGGCTCCCGCAATACATGGTCTCTGCGATTGTCATGGGGGGTGGGCACAAAACGAACATTATCACAGTTGATAGCAGACAAAATTTTTATTACTGAAGGCAATCTTTGCTACGTCTCTAATTTGTATTTGTTCCATAGTGCTTGACTTTTATTGACGAATGTGATTTTATGGCATCATAGAAGACAGGAGACAACATGGCGCCGACTAATGCGACGGGTCAAAACTTGTTGAGTCAACTAAAAGTCATTGCCGAGACAAGTGTCGGCAATAGTGTTGCTTGCCCCCTCGGGCGCATAGCAATCAAACTAGATGAAGAAACACGGGAAGCACTTTTTGACGCACTCCGCTCAGAAGCATCAACGATGAGTATCTACAACGCCCTGAAGCAGGAAGGCATCGCCATCTCCCGCGAAAGCATCACCAAACACCGTAAATGTTTTACAGAACCAAATGACAAGAAATGCTTATGTTATCCAAACAATACGGAGACCAACAAATGAAAACCCTCAAAAATAACCTGACGAACATAGCAACAGAAAAAGAAGCCAGGGCAAGGAAAGAAAAACTCCTCGGACGAATAGCCGACATGCTCGTCGCCAAAGACATAGACCTAGACCAAATCGGCGACATCAAACAAGTATCCCTCTACCAAACACTCACAAAGGACGCAGAAGGCGAAGCCGAAATCCACGACCTCGCAGCCATACAATTCTCCCCATCGTGGGAACAGGGACCGGCGTGGCCGGTAATCACCCAAGGACCATCAATAAAACTGCCCCCGAGCAAAGACAAAACGACAAAACAGAAAACAGGTTACAAAACTTGCGTAATACTGCCTGATATCCAAATCGGATATTTCCGCAACAAGGCAGGCGAACTAGAACCAACACACGACGAGCGTGCTATCACCGTCGCCCTACAGTTCGTCGCAGACACCAAACCCGACGAAATTGTCCTTCTAGGCGACAACCTAGACCTCCCCGAAATGGGCAAATACATTCTCTACCCGTCCTACCAGCAAACCACCCAAGCATCCATAGACCGCGCAACAACACTCTGCGCCGAAATTAGAAGAGCGGCACCATTCGCCAAAATCACATGGCTAGCCGGAAACCACGAAGAACGGATGCCAAAATTCCTCGTAATGAACGCATCCGCAGCATACGGACTCCGAAAAGGCAACACCCCTGAATCGTGGCCGGTTCTTTCCGTTCCCTACCTATGTCGCATGGACGACTTTGATATCACCTACAAACCTGGCTATCCGGCGGGCGACTATTGGTTGAACGAGAAACTTCGCATCATCCACGGCGACCGCGTCAAATCATCAGGGTCAACCGCCAATGTGTACCTCAACGCCGAGAAGACATCAGTTATCTACGGACACATCCACAGAATAGAAACCGCTTACAAAACTCGCGAAGACTACGACGGACCAAAAACAATCATGGCGGCATCACCAGGATGCTTGGCACGCATAGACGGCGCAATCCCCTCCACGAAAGGCGGAGTAGACCTAGACGGGCGACCAATCCGACGCCACGAAAACTGGCAACAGGGAGTCGCAATCGTCCACTATCAAAACAAAGGCGAACACCGCTTCACCTACCACTGCGTTCCCATCTATGACGGGTGGGCGATGTATCTAGGAACGGAATACTCCGCATGAGTCTCGCCTGCCCATGCCGATACGCGAACCTGTGGGGACACCACCCCGTTTGCGAATCAGAAGAAGATGATGACGAATGACTTGTGTAAAGCAACGCCGCGCTGTTCCTTCCACGTTTCCTAGAACCGTATAGCCATGACTACGGTTATCGGTATACAGGGAGCGGACTACTGCCTAATCACAGCAGACACCCGAATCACCACCCAAGCCGAAGACGGCACACCCACCCAAATCAACACCCTCAAACAAGAAGTCTCCAAAATAGCAGTCAACGGCAAATACCTCATAGCCACAGCAGGAGACCTCAGAGCCATCAACCTCCTCACCCACACCCTCCAACTCCCCACCTGCCCACCCACCCTAAAAGGCAAAAAACTAGACGAACACATCACCAACAAAATCATCCCCACCATCAAACAACTCTTCGAAACACACGGCTACACCACAACCAGCCAAGACAACCCCCAAGCCTCACACGGCTCCGAACTCCTCCTCGCCATCAACGCCACCCTCTACAACATCGACTCCGACTACTCATGGTTCACCGACCACAACAACAACTACGCCCTCGGAACAGGAGCCCCATACGCCCTAGGCGCACTCACCTCAATGCCCACACCCCGCAACATACAACAAGCCCGCAAACACGCACTCAAAGCAATCGCCATCGCAGCCCGATACGACCCCAACACAGGACACCCATACCACACCCAAACCCAAACCACAACCCCCCACAAACCCCCAAAACAAACCACCAAAACCACAACCAAAAAATAACTATACAAACATGAACACCCACAACCCACACAAACCATACCGATGGCAAGAACACGCAGCATGCCGAGGCAAAACAGACCTCATGTTCCCCAAAAAACACAAAGACATCACCTACATCCAAACAGCAAGACAAATCTGCGAAACCTGCCCAGTCAAACAACCCTGCCTCAAAAACGCCCTCGAATACCACCCCGTAGACATGCACGGCGTATGGGCAGGCATGACATCAAGACAACTCGCAGCAGAACAAAAACGACAAGGCATCAAACCCACCCGACCATCCATCGCACAAATGTGGGACAACACATAACCACCACCCATGCCCACCCAACACTGGCACTGCCCCAAATGCAACAACACCATCACCACCCACATCAAACTCACCCACCCACCCCAATGCACACGACACACCCCCAAACCAGAAACCATGCAACCAACCAAAACCAAAAAATAAAAACCCCGAAAGTCAGCGCGTGCGTGGTTTTTTTGGGTTTTGTGTGTTTTGTATTTGGTTGTTTGGTTTAGTGGAGGCGGATGCCGCAGGTGTTGCAGTAGGTGTGGTTGTTTAGTTGGGTCGGGGTTTTTGTGCAGGTGGTTTGTCCGCAGGGTTGGAGTGTGGGTTTTCCTTGTAGGTAGTTGTGGATTGGTTGGAGTGGGTTGGGGGGTGTTGGGTTTAGGGGTGGTTTGTTTTGGGTGTTTCTGAGTGCGTTGGTGATGAGTAGGGTTATGTGTTGTTGTAAACTGTTTTCGTGTTTTTGTGCTGATTGGATGAGTTCGTTTTTTAACCAGCCGGGTATTGGGATGGTGAGGGTGACTGTGTCGTCGGGGTTGGTTGCGGGTTGTGGTTTATACGGCATCTCGTTGGATGAGTGTTGTTAAGTATTCGGTGATGGTCATGTCGTATGCTTCGGCTTGGTTGATGAGTTGTTGTTTGAGTGGGGTGGGGATTTTGATGGTGAGGGTTGATTGTTCGCCTACGGGGGGTTTGGGTGGGCGTCCTTGGCGTTTTCTCATCGGGTTTCCTCCACCGTGTTGTAGGTTTCTGTGAAGTGTCTGCGGTCGTCGTTGGTGTGGAGGTTGAGTCCGACTTGTTGGATTGTTTTTTGTAGGCGTGGGTGGGGTGGTTCGTATTGGGTTGTTCCTGAGTTCACTGCGTCGCGGATGGCGGTATATTGGTTCCATGCTTGTGCGGGTGTGGGTTCTTTTGTGGTCATGCGTCTGTGCTCTGTGCGGACGAGTCCTGCGGTAGGGAGGTAGGTTTCGCGGGCGGAGAGTCGTTTAGCGGCTTCTAGTATTTCTGTTTTTGGTAGGTCGCCGATGACGGTGTTCCATGCGCGGTAGGTCATGGTTTTTGCTTCTACATTGGTGGGGAGTTCTTTGTTCCACATGGCGTAGATGAGTTCTACTATTTCGGCGAGTTCTGTTTTGTTCATTGCTGGCTTTCCTCCACCGTCAATGCCTAGATTACCAGTCGGGGTTGTTGATGAATTCGTCGCGTGCGTCGCGGAGCCCCGCTAGTTCTATGAACTTTTCGACTTGGTTGCAGTCGCGGAAGATGACGTCGATGCTGTTGTATTTCTTGTTGCCGGGGTTCGCGCCCATGTGCCAGTCTGATTTGAGGATGCCGTCTATTGCTTGTTTGCATGCTTCTATCCCGTAGTCGTGGATTGCCCAGCCGATGCGTTGTCTGCGGTGGTGGTCTAGGACGGCGCGTGACCGCGGGGAAACCTGCTTCTTCCAGTAATTAAACACGAGGAGGATTGCGTCGTCGCCGACCTTTTGGGCTTTGGTTGCCTGTTCCCGTGTCTGTTTGCGTCGCACGGCTGGGTGCTGTTCGCCGAACAGGTCGGGGTTTTTCATGGCAATCATAGGGAAACAGTAACAGATGTTTTCAGTAAAGTCAAGCAGCGTGTTCATCGCACGTGCGAACGTGGAAGAAATCGTAAATTTTTGATTTTCTGACCAGCCGGGTGACGTCTGATTGACGTCAGATACTCATTCGGAACCGGGTTGGATTTCGTGGTATCCACGAAAATCTTTGATTTGCTGGTCTTTGGAAGGGGTTCGGGGAAACCTTTTGCTGGCGTTCCCCGCCGACGATGCAGCCGAAGGAGGGCTACCCGATTGGGGGTAAGCCTTCTCTTTCGTTTCGCTTTCGGATATCCGTGCTTTCCGCCACCGTCAACCCATTACTGCTGTATTCATGGGGTCTTTGTGGTGAGCCGTTACTCTAGCAGCACAGCGGCGGGACTTCCGCAACACCCAACATGTAGCGGGACTGACGGGGGGTGACACTACCTGTTGTGGGTCGGGCGGGACTTGGGTGCATCACCGCCGCAAACGGGACTGTCGGGTATCCACCACGCGAGCGGGGCTGTGTAGTAGTTTCGCTAATACTTCCTTTGGACTCCCTTCCCCCTTGTGACGAAAAGGAAGCGCCGGTGGTGGTGGCTTGGGATAGCCATCTCCACCGGCTTCACAAAAAAACAAAAACAAAAAGTCAGCCGTCGCGGTCAGCCGAAAAGTTTTCCGCTTTCCGCCACCGTTAATCGTTAACTGCGGGTGGGTCAAGGAACTCTCTGCGTTGTTCCATTATCGCGATAGCACCGAACCTGCGCGCAATGGTTGCATCGTTGATAATCGGGTATTCGTCAATCGCGGTCAGTTTCCCGAAATGCTGTTCTAGTGCTTCCTCTGTTCCGCACGCCGAACACACTTCAACAGGTGGTACACCGCGAGACCGCGTATGTCTAGACAGCGCCCCTACATACCTGCCCCATTCTTCGTTGCTAGGTATCAGCCCACCGCAACGGGGACAAATGAACTTTTCGGGGTTCTTCGCTTTGCTTGCTTTCATTGTTTGTTCCCTTCCATTTTTTCAGCGATGTCGTTCAAAGCCGATTGGATTACGAATGATAACGGTAGATAACGAGCCAATGCAACGCCGTACTCCTCGCTGTTCCTCTCAATGGAACTATCTATCTTCCCCTGCAACAACGGGTTGTTGATTACGACGAACCATTGGTCGCCCATGTTGTCCACGCGGTACAGTTCGTCCTCCGCCATCGTCTTTCCGTCGGTGGTCAAAAAGGTGATTTGTTCGTCGCTCTCAGGGTTCTGCAAACGCATGAGAACATCAGGGTCATCCTGAATGAACTCAAACTTATCATCATTAAAGTTGAACATGATTACTTACTGCTTTCCGCCACCGTCAATGTTTAACGATGACAATACAAGTTTACTTGGTTGTGGTGTTGTTGTCAATGGGGTGGTTCTTCTTCGCCGAAATGAAATCCCTGAGGTTCTCAATGAAGTCCGTATTCCACACCTGCCACAGGTACTCGGATTGGATTGCGTACGACCCGAACTCCTCCAACTCTGCCTGCGTCCACTTGGAAGCAATCAACAGGTTCTCGTCGGTTGGGTCGTTGTCTAGCAACGCTTGGATTTCGTCTCGCACGCCTGACGGTGAGTATGAGATGCTGTTGCCGTAGTTCAGGTCGCCGAAACCGCAACCCGACAGGATGCCGTGCAGGTCTTTGCCTGCCTGCTTGCCGAGTTCGCACGCGGTGTTGTCGTTACCGCCCTGCTCCCACGCTGTGTAGAGAGCCTCCTGTGCGTCGTTGAGTTTGTCCAAATCAACGATTACTGAGTTGTCTAGGTCTACGACCGTGCCGTCTTGGATGTTGATGATTACCTTACTCACCACACACCCGCCCAACACACTTTGCAACTCAACTCGCCGTCATAAGCAACTGTCACCGCCGCGCCACAGCACGGGGATAGTTCTTGCCCGCACTCGGAGCAAATGGTTCTATCCCACTTGTCTTTCGTCAACGGAGTTCCGCAACACAGCGAAACCTTGCCCCTCTTCTTGGTCTTGACTTTCCTCTTGGTCGTCATTTCTCTACCTTGCCCTTCTTTTTGATTTCTTCGTCTGCAATCGCTCCAATGACCGCTTCGCGTAATGTTTCTTCGTCAAGACCGATGTACCAATGTTCAGCGCGTTCTACCGCATCCAACCAAGCCTCTTGCGACATTTCCAACTCGTCATCGCCAAACTTGTTAGCAAGAACTTCGTCGCCCTCGCGCTTGGTGAAGTAATCAAACAGGATGTGTTCATCGGGGTTCAGTCTCTGTAGTTTCTCAATCACTGATTTGACGGTCGTCATTTCTTTACCTTGCCTTTCTTCTTTGACTTAGCCTTAGCCTCATTCTTCACCCTCTTCAACTCATCTTTGAGTTTAATGTTTTGGTGAACTAAATCGTCAATTTTTTCATGTAGTTCTTCGATTTCTTCACTTTTTTCTTCGTTCCACTCTTTGGTGAGGAAAAGATGCCTCAGAGGTAATCTTTTTTCGAACCCCGTCTTTCTTCGGGGTTTGTATGTAAAGGGGTGTGTCTCACCACGCTCAATTGCTTCTCGTTCATCGGGTAGGAAATCACTGCGCCGAAAAACGTACAAGTTTTCACCAAAAACACCCAAACAAGCCGCAGAGCCGTTCCCCGTCCTAGATTGGGTGAAGTCAAGCAAGTAATAAGTATTCTTCAAGCCACAACGCTCTTCTTCGTCGTCACTGAGAAACACTGGAATTTTAATCTCAGACTTATTGCTCATTTCTTGGTCTTGCCTTTCTTCTTGGAGTTCTTCTTGGTTGACTTCTTGAACTTCTTGGACTTAGCGAACTTACAGTCGGTGTAGATGAGTTGACCGTATTTATTGAAGTTCAAAGCGAACTTACGGTCGGTGTAGATGAGTTGACCGTGTTCATCAGTGAACACGAGATTGCTCAAATCTGAAACTTCATCTTGGAGTATTGCTTGTGCTTGGTGTACGCAATAATCAAGGATTTCGTCCATCCCGACATCGCGTGGTGAATACCCGAGGTATTCCACGACGTTGTTACCCCATTCGGGATACTCATCGTCGATGATGTCTGCAATCAGGTCTCTTGTTGCGAATGTGGTAGAAACACTGACTTTGACGGTCTCGGGTAGAGCGTCAAGTTTCGCGTTCGGATAGAAGTAATCACCGTTCTTGCGCTTTTGCTTTGGTTTCTTCTTGCTCATTAGTTCCTCTCTTCTGCTCCGAATGTGATTGAAGCACCGTCGGTGTATTTGACTGTCAACGACCCGTCCTTCCTGTTGTAATGCATTTCAGCAATCGCAGGACGCATAACACTTCTTCCGTCGTTCACGATTACTTTCTGATGGTAAAACAAACCGTTGCTAAGAGTTTCATACCCCTTGACAGTTACGAAGAAACGAACCTCGCGATTTTTGGTTCTACGCTTCTTGCTCGTTGTTTTGGTTTTACGCTTCTTGCTCATTTCTTTCCCTTGCCTTTCTTCTTGGAGTTCTTCTTGATTGGTTTCTTGGTTGATTTCTTTGAACGCTTATTGGACAAGCCGTAGAGGTGGTGTAGAGCCTCTAGGTATCCGTCAGCGTAAGCACGCTCTATCGCGTCATCGCAATCCATGCTGAGCGCGAACTCGTATTCCTTCTCCGCTCGTTCTATTTCTTTGAGAATAACGGTCTTGGTTGCCATTTCTTGTCTTTCTCCGACCTGAGTCGGGCTAGTAGTTATTTATTACCTACTGTTATTGTAGGGTGGCGGTGGGGATTTGTCAACCCCCCTCGCTCAAGTTGTTGCGTATTTCTCTGCGAGTTCAGGGATGTCCTTCACGAGACACGGAGAGAACGACAGGTCGCGCTCCACCGCAGGAACGGTATCCCCTGCGACAGCGACGCTCGCGAGTTCGTTGAGACTGAAGTAGCCCCACTCGGTTTCCCAACCGACGACCACACCAAAGAAGGTGTCCTCGCCGTCAAACTCGGTTGCGTACCAACGCCACCCGTTGAAGGGGGAGAAGAACTTACAGACAATCGTCTTGTCGCTCAACTTCACTTCGTCGGTTGCGTACAGCGCAGGGAGCGCATCCCTGATTTCTTTCGTCAGCAACTTGTGCCGACGCACGCCCTCGTATGGTTCTTTCATTGTTTGTTCTCCTCGTTGTTCGTTGTGGATACGACCGACCATTTTGGTTCGGTCAAATCGTGGTTTTCGTCGTAGAACCCGTCGTCGCCCCATTGGGTGTCACGCACCCAAAACCACCGCTTGCCTGCGGTGAGGTTGACGATGACATAGTTGGTGACTGTGCCACGAAACTTGCGAGCAACGATGTCCCCGTGTTTGAGGTTCAGTCTGTCTTGCTCGGTAATCATTTCGCTACCTCCTCGTAAGCGTTCTCTCGGAACTTAGCAATCTCGTCTTCTGTCGGTTCTCTATCTTCGTTCTTTGTGAACTCTTCAACGAAACGAGCGGTTTCTTCGTCTAGGTCGTCCTCGTGTTCAAAAGGGAACGGGTTTGGGTATCGCGTGTCGTACGGTTCACCCTGCACGAAAGTCAGACAAGTTATGCCGTCATTGTCGGGGAACATAGCGGACTCAATGTTGTTGTACCAAGTGTCCGTACCAACCAAGACGATGATGTCGTCGTCCAACATCTCCAACATCTTCTTCAACTGACCGACCGTACACACATCGTCACCTTCACGGTTGAACGGGTGGACATACGGGATGTCGTAGTGGTGCTTGTTGAACTTGCTCTTGCTCATTCTGTTTCCTCCTCTTCGTAGTTGTCCCCTGCCCCTTGTGGGACGAGGGTCTTGTAGCCTGCGTTGCGGTTCGTCTCGTTGTGGGTAACCGATTGGATGAACCTGAGACCGCACGACTCATTCCACCATTTGATGACCTCTAGGTACATCTCTATTGGTGAACCCTTGAACACGGTGTAGTTGCTTTCGCTAAACCACTTCGCTTCAATCTCGTCCATTGCCAAATAAATCTTGTGACAACGGTCGAACGCTACGAGGTGTGCCGTTTCAACCGCATCTAGTACGGTCTCAAACATCTCCTCAAGTGTCGTATCGGTGGTCATCAGTTGCCCCCTTGCTTGTTGTTGTTCTTCCAAAACTCAAACTCTGCGAGACGCATCCTGTCGTGGTGCTGTTCAAGACGCTCACTCCACGACTTCATGTCGTAGACCTGCTCGTCAAATGACTTGTCAAACGGGTATCCGTCGCACAGGACTTCATCCAACCCGTCAAACTTCTCCCACTTGATTGACAAGTTGAGCATCGCCTGCTGAGCGTGACGGAGAGCGATGAGGAACTCTGCCACATCTTCTGCTCTCAACGGTTTCTTGGTATCCATTTTCTTTCCTTGCTTTCTCCTGCCTCGGCAGGGCTAGTTGTTGTTACTTCTATTACGCACGAACCTTTCGGAATGTGACACCCCCATAATAGGGCAGGGGTGTCACACAGTCAAGGGTCAGTAGTGGTAGTCCCAAATGACGATGAACTGCTTGTCGGGGTTCTCCTTGATGCGCTCGTTGAGGTAGTTGTCGCTTGTGGTGTGAGCGTCAGCATCAAAGAAATGTTGCCTCTCGCCGAACTCTCCGTACACCAACTTCAACAGTTTGTTCGCCTGCCAAAGTTTCGGGTTCGTGACGATTTCCTTGATTGTCAAGTCGCCAACCTCAGCCATAAATCGCTCTATTTCCGCCTTCTTGTAGCCCTTGTATTGCTCAACGAGTTCGTTGAACTTCTTGGGGTCATCGGAGTAGCGCAGAACCGCGCCCTCAATGACATCGCTCCAACGACCGCCGTGCTCGTTCCAATCCGACCACTGAGCGTTGTGCTCGTTGAAATGTTCCACACAAGCGACCGCCTCTTCTGCGCTGTCTGCTTGTACGACGAGTGCTATTCCTGTATGCATTTCCTTGCTCCTCTCCGACCCTCAGGTCGGGCTAGTTTATGTTGTTGTAGTTACGCACGGTTTCCCGTGTTTGTGACAGTCCCCACCTTACGGCAGGGGTGTCACAGGGTTTCTCAGACTTGCGTCTTTCCGAGTTGCTTGCCGTACTGTTCGTGCGACTTCGGAAGGAACGCGAGAACAGCCTGCTCGCACTTAGCGAGGTTCTCCGACAACGCTTCATAGTGCTTGTCGTAGTCGTAGTCATCTTCGTCAGCCTTGTAGTCGTCTATGTTGGGGTACTCGCCCTCCATTTCGGATACGACCTCACCGTCAATGATGAGTGCTGAACCCAAGAAACACATACCGCCCTCCTCGTAAGAGAGAACGAACGACAGACTTGAGAACTGTTTGGACACATACGCCAACCCTCCAATAGGTGGTGACCATGCGCTCGTGAACTGAAAGATTGCGATTGACGCGCCTTCCTTGTGGACTGGAATGAGGTGTTCGTAGTCGCCCCACTTCGTTCCCCAACGACGGTTGCACCATTCGTACCAATCTGACGCGCCGTACTTCTCACGCATTTCGGGTTTCTCCGTGAAGTCAGCCTTGACTTCGTAGAGTTCCGCAGGACACGGGTACAGCGACTTGAGGATACGGATGTCCGTCTCAGGTGCTTTCGTTTCTTCGTTGATGTAGTTGACGGTCACAGCCTTCACGAAACGAGAAATCTCGTACGGGTCACCTGCGATTGTCAGCGTGTTACTGCATTCGTTTGGCATTGCTTACCTTGCTTTCTCCGACGCTTGGTCGGTCTAGTTGTTCACCCCCCATACTACAGGGGGGTGTATTACGGTGTCAACTCACTTACCGAGGATTGCTTTGACGACTTCCTCAGCCTGCTTACGCAGTTTCCATTGTTTCCATTGAACGACCTCGGGGTCGTTCGGGTTAGCGCACTCGTAGCAAATCACGGGTGCTTCGTCGTCCCACAAATCTGTACGGGTGTTCTCCCCACACTCCTCACACGGTGCGTGCTCGGAGGGTTCACGGGTGATGTGAGCGTCTAATGCTCGTTGCCAACGCTCCATGTCAGACGCTCTCCTTCACGAACGCCCACAAGTGGAGTCCGTCAATGATGAAGTGAACCGAACGAACGAGACCGTTCGCCATAGTGACATCCTCGTCAAACTGTCCTTCGTTAGCGAGTCGGATTGCCTCCAACGCGGTATCCACAAAGGACGGGTGAACGGGTGGATAGTGATTGCCTGATAGGTGGATAGTGAGTGCCTGAGTCAGGTCAATCAGACCGTCCTCAACTGCCTCTGCGTATCCCTCTGCTACTTGATTACCCATTGTTGCCTTGCTTTCTGCCGACATCGGGTCGGCGGTTGTTGATGCCCACCAACCTACGGTGGGGGTGTCACACGGTTATTTGTGTGCTACCTAACATCTACTACGCACACACTAATACGAATGTGACGGGATGTCAAGACATTTCCGAAGTTCCAAGATTTCGGACTCACAGCACCGGCTTTCCGCCACCGTGATACGAAGAGATGCTCAACCGCAGGTGCGCCCGACCGCCCCCCGACCGCGCCCAACCGCCCGCAAGTCCCGATGTCCACACCCGCTCCGCAAGCCCCGCTACCGCCCGCACAGGGCGGGACTTGCATTTGTAAAGCCTTCGGCGAACTATTGTCGGGACTATGAGCATTTCACGAAATGACCGTTGGTCAACACACATCAAAGCATTGGAACAGTATGTCGCCCGAACGGGGACATCGCTCGTTCCGACAACTCACACGGAAACCGTTGACGGTCGCAACATCGCACTCGGTGCATGGATTGCGTACAATCGTCAGCGTCAGCGTCAGGGGACTCTCTCTTCTGAACGGGTTGGGCAACTGTCGGGCTTTCCTGATTGGCGTTGGGAGAAACAGAAACCTGGGAGGCAACAGGATTCCGTGCGTGATACGGAAATCGTTTCTTTGTATCGGCAGGGTCGCTCCGCTCGTGCGTTAGCCGAGGTGTATTCGCTTTCTCGTCAGCGCGTTCACCAAATAATCCGCAACAATTCGTAGGATTACAAAATGGAAAACGAACGGTGGCGTATGGGTGGAGTTGGTTCAAGTGGCAGGGACGGTCGCTTCAATCCTCCCTACAATGTTGATGACGAAGACCAAGATGATTACGAAGAATCGCCTCCGATAGAGGAGCAAAAAAAGATGAGCGTCAAACAGGTGTGGTCAATGCTAACGATGAGCATTGGTGCTTTCGCTCTCACGACCGCCGTGATTGCGCTCGGTGTGATGTTCGGATTGAATCCTCTCGGAGTCTCCCTCTCGTACAGGGAGGCACTCGTGGTATCGTCGTGCTACCTAGCAATCCGATTCTTTGACATCGCTTTCGGTGAGGCTCTTCGCAAACGCTCCAAATAAAACGAGGGAGTGGTGGCGCAAGGATTGCCACCGACTCCCTCGGAGCGTAAGGTGAAAGGAAATAAAGCCCTTTCGCTCTACCGAACAGAATAACACATTTCGTTATTCTGTGGCGGTAGGGGATTACGCCCCCAACCGCCGACCTTGCAATCGTTCGTAGGTCTCTGCCCAAACATGCGGAAACCAACGCTTCGGTTTCTTGCTTGCCTTGAGTGCCTTGAGAACCTCAATGCCTTCCTTGACATTGGGAGCGAGCAACACCTTGCCCTTGATTGTTTCCTTGATGCAATCCATGCCCAAGAAATCGGAGTATCCATTGCGGACTCCGTGAACCTGACCGTCAGTAATCCAAACGACAGGAGCGTGAGCGTGTTGCTTCTGCTTTATCGCCCAACGAATCGCCTCTCCGTCCACGCCGTTACCGCCGTGACGCTCAGGAAGTTTCTCAACCATGCGTCCCTTCTCAGCGAGCACGAACAGGTTGGGAAGTTTGTTCTCAGGGTCGGTTGCGTAGACCGCGACCGTCGCACCTGGAGCGTTCTCCGTGATGTCAAGGATGTCCTTGTGAGACAGACTCATTGAGCCCGAACCGTCAATCAAGACGACACCGCCGTTGCTTCGCTTCGTGCGGTCAAACACTCGCCTATCAGGGTCAACGAGAGCGTTGCCGATACGACGAGGATTGCGACCGACATTGCAAGCGATGCGCTTGCGACCGAGCCCACCTTTCGCACGACGAGTCAACGGAAGTTTCGTCGGGATGAGTTTCGCCCACGACTCAACACCGCCATTGCCTCTTGGTTTAGCAGGGTTCACCTTGTCGGGGTCAACAGGAGCAGGTTCGTCTTTCTGTTTCCCTGCCTTGCCGTTGCCCTTCGGGTTTCCGTCTTTCTTGTCCTGAGGGTCATCGTTCTTTTCGTCGCCCTCTTCGTCGCCCTCTTCGTCGCCCTCACCTTGCTCGTCCTCGTTCTTCGGAGGATTCGCGAGACGGTCAACCCACTCCGCGAGTCGTTCCGTATGCGAGAAACCGAGAGGGTTCAATCCTGTGCGTGGGTCAATCTCCGTAGACGCGAGCGTTCCGCTCTTGTCCGCGAGTTTGATTTCTTTCTCCACGCGCTTGATGATGTCCTTCAGCGTTGCTCCCCATGCGCGGTTCACGCGACGGACTCCTGTGAGGAAGTCCTTGCCACCGCCACAGAGCGCGTATCCGACCGCCGTGTAGACAGCATGAGCCCACTCACCGCGTTCTGCGAGTTGCATACCTGAGGTGAGTTCGCTTCCGTCCGTGAGTTGACCGATGTCAAATCCTGCCTTTTTCGTCAGGTAGTTGACTCGCACTTCCTCAACGACACGCAAAGCGGTCTCGGACGCGATTCCTCTCTCCACCCACTTCGGGAAATCCTCAGCAGGGGAAACCTTCGCATGCATCATCTCGTGAGCACGAACCACGCGGTCAAGCACCTCGTTCTTCTGAGGTACGCGCATCACGCGGTCAACGATGTTGGTGAACGGTTCGCCACGAGCAGGTCTGCACTCGCCTACCTGCCACGCACCGAGTTCATCTTTCCTGTCCTTCCTCCCCAACATTTCGGGGAGGGGACGGATGTTGTCGTTCAGAGTGTTGGTCATTTCGCACCAACCTTGTCAATCGCGATTGCGTCAATGACCGCTTCCGCTTGACGACCGAACACGAGTCGGGATGCTTCCGCATCACCTAGCGTCTTGCGGAGTTTGTCAAATGCGAAGAAGGTTCGCAACGAGATTCGTCGCTCACCTGCGTCTGCCATACGCACCGCGTAGTTGCGGAGGTCTGCGGAGAGCAGAGCCAAAGCGTCGGGATGCGGTTGGTTGATACGGATTGCCACAGGAAACCTGTCCTTGAGAGCCTCAGGGAGTTCGTTCATGTGCTCAATGTTCGTGGTCATCACGACAGAGAATCCGTCCAACGGACGCACGATGCGACCGCTTTCGGGATGTTCCCACTTCGCTGACTCAGGGGAGTCGGTCATTGCGAGCAAGGTTGCGAACACATCGCCACCTGCCTTGTCAATCTCGTCAATCACGAGACGACCGCCACGCTGACCGTCGCCCTGCCATGCCTTGATAGCAGAGCCTTCCTGCCACGCCCACGCACCTTGTGCGTTCGGTTTGTAGTGACCTGTCACATCTGCGTTCGTCATTTCTTCCGTGCAGATGAGACGGTACGAACCTGCGTTGATGTCACCGTAGGTGAGACCTGCGAAGGTCTTGCCTGTCCCTGGGGGACCGAACAGGATGAGCCTGTCAATCCCTGCGTTGAGAGCGTTCTCAACATCCTTCCAACATTGCGGAAGGTCTTGACGCTCTTCCTTCTTGTTTGCCATTTCTTTCCTTGCTTTCTCCGACTCTTGTCGGTCTAGTTGTTGTTACTTACATTACGCACGGTCGGTATCTCCGTGTGATGTCACCCACCTTATGGGATGGGTGTTACACGGTTTGTGGGGGATTGCTCCCCCACGCACCGTGAGACTTCATGCAACCTTCTTGTTTGCCTTCTTGACTTCGTTGCCTTCTGCGTCCACATCGTAGACACGGAGAGCCTCTACATCGGTGATGTCGGTGACCGCCTCAGCGACATCTTGCTTGATGTCTCCGACAGCAACCAACGCCTTGAACTTCGTTCCGTCAATGACGGTCTTGGTGACCTTCTTCAGAATCGCACCCGACACGAGACCCTTGAGAGTCTCAAGATTGTAGGTAGGACGCTGACTCTTGACGAGGAGAACCTTCTTGCCCTCAACGATGTTGAAGTCAACGCCGTTCTGAGCGAACGATTGCTTGAGAATCGTCTCCGCATTTGCGAGAGCCTTCTCAGCGACCGCCACCGCTTCACGAGCGACGAGGTAATCCTTTGTGATTTGAGTGATTCGGTTTTTCATTTATTTCCTTGCTTTCTCCGACTCTTGTCGGTCTTGTTGTTGTTGATTCCCACTTTACGGATTGGGTGTAACACGGTTGTTTGTGTCATCCCTTTTCGTTCTGTGCCTACCTCTGTTACGCACGGTCGGTTGCCGTGTGTGATTTATGGTATGGTATTTTTTGATACCTGTCAAGAGACAACCGTCACATAGCAAGACCCACAAGTTACCCAACGGTAAGTTACCAACGAGTAACTTTGCGACCCGACTTCTTCCGCTTTCCGCCACCGTCAAGGGAAGAATTGCGCTCACGCACGGGCGTGGGGGCGCAGGGGCGTGGGGGCGCAGGCGCGCACAAGTCCCGATGGTGGGGAGGCGCACGACAGTCCCGCCGATGGGGAACGGGGGCGGGACTTACGGGGCAGGTTCGGGGGCGGGACTAGAACAGCGCGATTTGGTCGCGGGACTTGGGTGACTCAACACAAGTCTTGTGTGCGTACCCGACGGGGGTGGAGGGGTTCTTGATGTTTCCGATAACTCGGTCGTTCTTCCACTCAGCCCACCCGACCACCTTCACATAGGTGGACATCGTGGTGGTGTCTATCATCTCGTTACAAATGGAACACGCGACTTTCACTCTGACGATGTTACTTGCTTGTTCGTTTCTTGCTCGGTGATGAGGTACAGCCTGATGTCCAACAGTAGGTCGGTCATCTCCTGAGTGGACACGAGGTCTCTGCCTGCGATGTCTTTGAGAGCCTTGTCCACGAGTTCGGTAGCACCGTACATGGATACGAGAAGTTGTTCTTCGTTATTGGTCATGATTTGTCCTCGTGTATCGGTAGATAGTTTACCGCGTACTCAACGCTGTGAGCGCGACAAACGATGTGGTCGTTGTATCGCGACAAGCGCGTCGCACACCCTTCCCACGCGCACACGCGGTTGCCCTGCGCGTCGGTCTTCGGTTTTAGCGGTTTTGTGATTACGGTCTTCACTTCTCCTCTTCTTTCTCTGCGATGTTCACAGCGTTCTGTATTTCGTCGTGGAGCAGTTCGTTGAGGTGGTCGCCGAAACCGTCCTTCCTGTTCTCCAAGATGTTCACAGCGTTCTCCCACACTTTCTTGGACAGAGGGTATTCCTCGTCCTTATCGTGGTCGTACGACATGAAGAGTTCGCTGTCCCACCAAATGACAACGATGTCGTCGTCCTTGCCGTATCGCTCGTTGAGTACGGAGATGATGTCCTTCACTTTCATTTCACACCTCCCCAAAACTCGTCGTTGGTGATGAGTTCTTCTGCTCCCTTGACCGCAGACACGAGGTCAAAGTCCACGCAGTCCAACCAACCATCGGTGATACCTTCACCGTATGCGTAAAGGTCAAACCATGCGTTGTTGACCCACTCCAAGCGACCTTCTTCGTCTGCTTTGGTGATGTCTTCGTCGGTGGTGATTCCGTTCTCTTGGAGTTTGTCGCAGTATCGCACGACCTCAGGTGAGTCACCTCGGTCGCGAGACTCTTTGGTTTCCCAAATGTTGAGTCGCATCTCGCCGTCGCAATACACGCGAATCTCGCGTTCGCCGTAGAGGACGGTTGCGACGAGTTCGTGCGCCTGTCCGTCCCAAACATAGAACGCGGGGTCGCCCTGATTCTGTTTGGGTTCTACTTCGTATTTGGTTGTTACTTCGGTTTTCACTTGTTCTCCTTTTTTGTGATGAGTTCCAAGAGACCTTCTAGTTGTGCGAGTTGGTCTCCGCTCGGTGCTTCACCGAACGCTTCTTTGTCCTGCTTGTCCCAATGGGATACATCTACGACGAGATAGTCGTGTTCCGCGTCCCATAGGTGCTTGGTCAAGGTCACCCCCATAGGGAGTGCCGTATGGAAGGTGTAAGAGCCGTCCGATAGTTCGTACTTGATGTATGTCTTCACTTTTTCTGTCCTGCCTTTCTGTCTGCTTGTGGGTCTCTGATTTCGTATGTCCAACCCTCGCTCTTGCGGAAGATGTCGGGTCGGTCGTTGATGACATCGCGCACGATGTTTTGTGACGCGCCTGTCGCCTCAGCGATTTCCTTGACGGTCACCTGCTGAAACACCTTGTCCTTCGCCCATGTGATGATGACTGAGCGGTAGTCCAAGCGTCCTTTGATGTACGAGCCGTCTATGTCTTTCGCCCAACCTTCGCTTATCTTCGCGGTTGCGAGGAGTCCTGCCTTGATGTTCGCAGGTACGAGTTGTCGTATCCGTGTCGGAACTTTGACGACCCACACAGGTGCGCCGTGTTCAGCGACAGCGTTCGTGACGATGTTTATCGCCTCAGCGATTTCATCGTTCTTGATTTCTGTTTCCACTTGTATCTCTTTCTCCCCTCTCGGGGGCTAGTTGTTCTTACCTACCTACATTACGCACGGGGTGTTACAGGGTGTGATGTCCACACCCTGCCCACCTCGCGGTCATACCAATTCGTCCTCGTCCTCGTCCTCGTCCTCAACGAGAAGAGTCGGGAAGTAGACGATGGTGTTCTTGCCGAGTGAATCCTCTCGCGAAGGACTCCCCATGAGTAGGTCAAGCGTTTCCTCTTGCCCGTCCCCAATGAGGACTTGCGCGAGATGCATGAAGTATCGTGCGGTGTCGGTGTTGGGGACTATCCCGAGACACGACTGTCCGTACATACCGCGACCTGAGTAAGGTCGCATTTCTACGCCTGTTGCGTCTATCGCGTCGGTCAGTATCTCCAACTGTTCTGCGGTTAGTTTCATTTCTTCCCTTGCTTTCTCCGACTTGGTAGTCGGGCTAGTTGATGTTGATTACTTTACGCACGGGGTGTTACAGAGTGTGATGTCCACTCGTGGTATCACCGCCTTACTCCCAATACAATAACATAGGGGTGTAACACGGTTGTTGTCAAGAGACCTGCGTCACACCACCCGACCCGACCGACCGACCCGACCGACCCGACAAAAAAACAAAAAACCGAACTTCGGCTGCACGCCAACCCGGCTTTCCGCCACCGTCATAGGAAGTATGCGTCCCCAAAACACGCCAAATCCGTCCCCAACAAAAACAGTCCCGCGCCACAAAGCAGGCGGACAACAGTCCCGTCTCTCAACGCGACTCGCGGGACTACATAAAAACAGCGTGCTCGCGGGACTACATAAAAAAATTGGGGCGGGAGATTTCTCTCCGCACCCCTTCTTCTTCGGTCTTCTCAGACCTCGAATTCGTTGAGCAATTTCCCTTCGGGTGAGAATACCTTGCTCGCGGTAACGAGGTGACCGCTTCGGGTTTCCGTTCCGAGCAACCTGACCGCGCATGTTTCCGCGCTGTATTCGTCGTCATAGAACGCTGAGATGAGTCCGTAACACCCGTCTTCTGCTTCGGTGGAGTAATCCACCCTGTATTGGTATTCGGTCATTGTCTTGCCTTTCTCCGCCTCGCGAGGCGGGCTAGTTGTTGATACCTATCTTACGCACGGGGTGTAACGGGGTGTGATGTCCACCCCGCTACGCCTTGCCCGTTCGGTCGGCGTTGATTACGCCGAGCACCTCACATACTTCTCGCGAATTGCGATACTGTCGTGATGTTTCGCACGGGTAGCCCGACGAGTCTGCTTCTGCCACGAGCGTTGAGTGAGCGTTAGCCACGCCAACCGTTCCGCACGCTTCCTATTCCACATGACGCGGAACATCTCTTCCTGTCCTCGCGCCTTAGCGTCACGGAGTGCCATGACCGTCTTCATGTCCTCTACCGAAGAACGGTAGCCACTCACCATGCCTGCGTAGACCGCCCAGGTGACTCTTTCGGAGTCCGTGCCGTCTTTCAGTAGGTGAGGGAGTCCACTTGCCGTCTCATAGGTCTTCATGTTTCCCTTGCCTCTCTCCCCTTGTCGGGGTCTAGTAGTTGTTACATACCTTACGCACGGGGTGTTACATAGTGTGACCTACCGTGCGTTACTATGTTACACCCTACCATTATAGTGGTAGGTATCAACTAGACCGACCAAGTGTCGGGGGAAGGAACACTAATGAGTAAGCACCTACGGAGATACACGGTCACCGCGACTCTCAACAGCGAGTCCGAAACCGAAACCCTCTACGGGGTGGACGACACCGACGCGACATTTAGCGCAATGGCGTTTATCCTCAACACGGCGGTCAATAGCACCCTGTGGGCGAAGGGCGAAATCGTCCTCGCGGACACAGACGGCAACGAAATCCGTCGAATGGAAGCGAAGGTCTGAGACCGAGAAATCCCTGCTCCACTCCGCAAGGGGTGGCGTGGGGTTTTTCTTTTATGTAGTCCCGCCCCCGCGAACAGAACAGTCCCGCCCCCGCGAACAGAACGCGGGACTCTTCTCTCTTCCTGTCTTAGACGGGACTTACAAATAAGTTGCGGATACGAGAAGAGCGGTCGGGTTGTTAGCCCGACCGCCCGTTCCCGTTGATGTCACTTGACGGTGAAGTATTCGGGGTAGTGGTTCTCCACCTGTCCGCCATCGGGGTTCGCACACTCCCACGCATTCAGATACAGCGTTCCGTCCGTCCACCTCGTTCCCTTCAGCGTGGTGTAGACCTCTTCGCGTGTCTCTACCTGCACTAGGTGGTCGGTCTCCGTGTCGTCCTCGCGTCGTGCTTCCACGATGACCCGTGCGTTGCGTAGGTCGTTCTCGCTGAGTACCACGCGGACGATAGTCGCTCCCTCTGCCGTGTGTGTGATGTGAGTGGTTGCCATTCTCTTGCCTTTCTCCGACCTTCTCGGTCGGTCTAGTTGTTACTTCCTATTACGCACAATAACGAATAGGTGTGACACGATTACTTCGGCGGTCGGTGATTAGCCGACCACCTCGTATCTGTCTCCTGCGTCTTCTATGAGTCCGAGTGTGCTTCCGTTATCCCACTTCACGAACACCGTTCCCATACAGTCTGTGTTCGTCACCGTGCCTTCGTCGCCGTATCGCAAGCGCGTGTACGGGTCGTTGGTGCTTATGAGCATTACTCGCTTACCTATGAGCGTGTTGTTCACCATACTTGCCCCGTGTCTTCTGCTTCCGCGTCGTGAGCGGTACGGGTCATGTCCCACCCGTAGAACGCCTCTATGTTCGCGCTCGCGTTCGCTATCGCTTGGTCTTCGTCGCTCGCGTGAATGTTCGTGGTGAGCGTGAAATGGTCACCTATGAAGGTGACCTTCCACCATGTCTCGGTTGGTATCTCGTTAGTTGTGGTCATGCTCGGAAGAACTCCGCGTCTACCACGCCGTGTGGATACTCGTTGTTGTTCACCGTCTCGTAGTGGTGCGGAACTTTATCTACCGCCCACCCGTAGTGACGCTCCACTTGCGCTTTCGCTTGCTCGTAAGCGTCGTCGTCGTCGGTCGCGTCTACATCGGTGATTAGCACGAAATAGTCACCTACGAACTTCACGGTGAAATGGTGCTTGTGTTCGGTCGTGGTCATCACTTCACCACCTTCGCGGTGAGTAGATACCCTGCTCCGTTGCACTCGGGGTCTTGTGACGGAATGAGTGCCGTACCGTCCGTGAAGATTACGACGAACGCATCTTCGCGCTCGTAATCCCACATCATGTCTAAGCACTCGTCCTTCGTAAGCGGACGGACGGTCTCCACCGTCTTGCCCACGAGCGAACCCCACTCACGCTGAATGTAGTCCTTCCGTGTCTGCCCGACCTTATCTAGGAAGATAATGGGTCTTGCTTTACTTGTAGTCATTCTCTTGCCTTTCCCCGACTCTCGTCGGTCTAGTTGTTGATACCGATAGTACCGAATGGGTGCTACGCGGTAATGGCGTGGTGCGATTACTCGCTTCCACGCCACCTGTATCCGCGACACGCTCGCTTGTTCTCGCGCTTGCGCTTGTCAGCGTGGGTCTGAGCGCGAGTGCGCGCACCGTCCGCGAACGCCTGCTTATCAGCGTCATTCCATTTCTTGCGTTTCATCACTTCACTCCTTTCTTGTTCGGGTGTCTTGCACAGAAATCCTTGCAAGCGTTGTCTACTTTCTCTTGCGTATCGTGCGCGACTCCGTAGATAGCACCGCAACAGAACTTCTTTACAGTAACGATACCTCTTGCTATCTGGTCTGCTCGCAACGGTGTGTTGCCGTGCGACCGTTCATTCAGATACACCGTCTTCATCGTGTGACAGTATGTGCATACCACAAGTTTCTTGTCTGCCAACGGTGTGTTCGGTATGTCTTTCGTGAACACATAGAACTTCGGCTTGTTGCATTTCTGACAATACCTGTCCTTTATGTTCTCGGTAATCTTGGCGAACTGAACTTGCACTTCGCCGTTTATCATCGCTCTCAGATGAGAAGCGTCTACGGTGTGGTCGCCCCACAGCGTCTTCGCTTTCTGAATGAAGTGCGGTTCACGCACATACTCATTTAGTGGCTTTCTTGCTTCTTGCTTCTTCACTTGCTTCCCTTGCTTTCTCCGACTCTCGTCGGGCTAGTTGATTTCTACACACCACCTTAGTAGGTAGGTGTTACACAGTTATTTACTGCTACCTAGTCTACGCACGGTCGGGGAAGAATGTGGTGTGTTCCCCGTCACACCCGATGTACCACAAGTTACCGTGCAGTAACTTCCTGCCATTTCGTCATGACGAAATCGCGGCTTTCCGCCACCGTCGTAGGAAGAGTCGTAAGAGAAGAAGAAGTTGGGTCGCGCCCGTTATTCGTTCGGTCACCCCGCACACAGTCCCGCCCGTTCCCACAGAACAGACAGCCCCGCACAACGAAAGTTGTGGCGGGACTCCCGCATCGCCCTTTCGCATCGGGACTCCCCGCGTGCGCGTGCGCGTGCGCGTGCGTGCGCGTGCGCCCGCGTGCGTACCCGTGTGCCCGCCCGTGTGCCCGTGCCCGTGCGCGTGCCCGTGCGCGTGCCCGTGCGCGTGCGCTCCCCATCGCATCGCGCTTCGCAGATTCCCTACCCCCATCGCATCGTGCTCACACTTCGTAGCACCCCGTGCGTAATCTCATTACCAACAACCGCCGACCCGATGTCGGCAGAACGGAGAAGCAATTGAGTACCATTATCACAACCGACTGGAGTGAGTGCGCTCAGCGAGTCGCACGACTCAACAAACGCGAAGTCACCTACAAGTGGCGCAACCCGTTGGCGCAACCCGACGCAGACGGATACCGCAAGCAAGTGACGCTCAGCATCTACCACGACGCAGACCGCAAGCAATTCTCGGCGGTTATCCGTCTGTCGGATTACCAAGTGCGCGAAGGCGTAGAAGTATCGTCGTACGCGCTCACGGGGAGCGAAGCGATACACACGCGATTCCCCGCTAAGGCGGTGGCGCGTTACTCAGCGAAGGCACTCGCGGAGTACGAAGCGGAGACGCTCGCGCTACTCAACAACGCAGACCTACCGAGCATGGTGCGGTGGCAGAATCTCATCGTGGAGAACACCGATGAAGTCATCGCAGACCGTGACGCGCAGGGGGGGTGGTGAGTCGTGGCAACGAAGGATTACTCTCTCAGCGAACTACTCGCGGAGCACTACCTAAGCATCGGCGCGAACGGGCGCGACATTATCGTCAGTATCCTTGACGACCTTCGCACGGGCGCAGTCATGGAGACCGTGCGCGACATCGGTGATAGCGAGACCGACGCGCTCAACGAACTCACGAACATAATCGTGAGCATCGTTCAGGGTAATCACCTTGACGATACCCGCTCAGGTGACGGCTACTGGATGAACCCGTGGGGTAGGGAGTCCTACGGCATAATCTGACGCTTCAGCGACAACCAATAACAACTAGCCCCCGCAAGGGGAGAAGGGAGTAAGCATGAGCATCGTCACCGAGAACGAAGGGCAACCTTGCCCGAACTGCGGGGATACCATGAGCGATACGGATAGCAACCTATTGCCGACATGGAGCGACGACCACGACAACATCGTTTGTTGGTGGTGCGCCACACACGCAGGCAACTGAGTACGCGACCCCCGCACCCCTAGCACGGGTAGCGGGGGTTAGTGCTATCTACGGGCTTGCTATCGCGTCTCAGACCCCCTACGCTTGCCCGTATGACTACGAACAACGCCACCCCACCTAATCACCACCCGATGGATAAGACCTACCTAGTCACATGGCAGACCCTTGTCGTCGTACACGACACGGGCAACCCCGAACTAGACCAAGCGTGGGCGGTGCTCACCGCACGCAACACGATGCGCGACCTACTCGCAGACCCCGCCGAAGGGGATAACTATCTGACGGTCGAAGCCATCGGCAACGCCAAGCCCGAGAAGGCACATTGGCAACTAGACCACGCGCTGAGTGCGTACGATGCGTTCGGCGTAGCAGTCCCGTCGCAGTCCGAGTAGTGAGTCCCGATTCGCCGATGCTTATGGCGGGACTTATGACCGTGTACGCATGGTCGGGACTGTTTGCGGATTATCACAACAGGTACGATTTCTCGGAGTTGGATTTGGTCTTCGGGGTCGGTGCGCTGATTTGTGTTGGTATTGCGTTCATCGTGAAGTCGTTGATGAAGGACTAAGTTACCGAGCGGTAACTTGCGACGGTTACCGTGTTACACCCCCGTGTTATAGTGGTAGGTATAGAAGCAACTAGCCCGACCAAAGGTCGGAGAAGGGATACCGAAGTGAAGATACAGAGACAGATTCAGCAACTCGGTTGGACTCTCACCGTGTGGGAGAACGACGACGCTCAGGTGCGAATCTTGTTGGAGCACCCCGTGAACCCTGAGAATCCGCTTATGCGTAGCAGGGAATCGGTGGAGTTTCTCGGAGAGAACGCACTCGGAGACGCGGAAGACTTCGTGAACGATGTCGTCGGATACCCGAATCCGTTTCTCGGTCTTATTGAGAACGGTGAGGGTGACGAACTCGTGGAGTGGCAGAAGGAAGTTCAGCAGAACCACCGCAAGCGCAAGGAAGAAGATTACAACGACTTGTGGAAGGAACTTCTCCCGAACTACACGGGGTGAAGTGAAGTCACACTTCGCTACACCCCGTGCGTAATCTGAATAACAACAACTAGCCCACCCGAACGGGTGGAGAAAGGAATACCATGAATACAGAAGAAACAACACTCGTTGAGGAGTTCACCTTTCAGGTGAATCTCGCTCTCAAAGACGAGTACCATGCCGAGACAACGATTACCCACATCGCGGTAATGGTGACCACGACAGACGAAGACGATGCTCGCGTACAAGCGTTGTCGGATTTGTTTGAGGAAGGGTTCTCCCATTGGTATGAGGTGGAATCGGTTGAGGTGCTCTCATGACCACACCTGAGTTCGGCAACGATGTTGCCTGCGCCAACTGCGGAGACGAGTGGTCTCCGCTCACCAACAACCTTTGTAGGGAGTGCTCCGAAGTGCTCCGCAAGGCAAACGGTTGTTCATGCCCTATGGAGCGCGTCTACTCGGTATCCGAGATTTGCGATTACTGTCGCGATGTCGCGTTCTACGATGACCCTGATTACGCGGAGCACATGGGATTCGTGCTCGTGGAAGGGAAGTGGGTGGTAGCAAAGTGAACACACCTATCGGCGCATACTGCCAAATCGAGTGGCGCGACCTGCCCAAACAGATTCGCCCTGTCTTCATCTCTTTCGCGGAAGACTGCGAAGAAGAAGGATACGACAAGTTCGGCACGCATGATTCCAAAATCTTCTACTTCTGCCATGGCGGTGAAGAAGAACTGAAAGGTCTCATGAGCGAAGCAAGTGGTGAGGATTTCATCGTTCACTCTTACGAGGTTGAGTACGCCTAATCCACCGAATCAGTAAAACGCACCTAGTGGGGCTAGACAGACATCTCCAAGTGTTTGGCTAGTTCCACTAGGTCGTCGTCGTTGTGTAGGCGTTTGTGGAAGATAATCTTCCGCACCAAGTGACGCACCAACCATTTCAGTTTGTCGTTCTCATCTCTCAGCATCTGCGCTTGCTCTTTCTGCGTGAATCCGAACGCCCACCCTGCGCGTCGCGAGCGGTCTAGTTCGTCTATCAGTAGCCGTGTCGTTGTCTTCATCGTGTTGCCTTTCGTGTTGTTGCCCACCTATTGCTGACCGTGCGACCCGTCAAATGTTCGGGAAATCCCGTGTGAACCGCGTCACACCCGTATCGGTGGTCTGCCACCTAAGTAGATACCCCAAACCCCCAACCAACTAGGTTCAGCCACCCCGCTAGTCCCGTTACCCAGCAACAGTTTCGGGACTTCCAACCCAAAACCAGGGAAGACCGAACGAAGACCGGGCGACCAGACGAAAAACAGCAAAATTGATGCCATGCGCGCAGCCTATTGACCCCAAAAGACATCAAATGGTAAACTTGTAAATAGTTATTAGACGGGAAGCATCAATACCCCGGACAGCAACATACCCCAAACAAAGGACAACAACTTGTTAGGCAAAACACTCGTAAGCATTATTGCTTTGTACGGAACTGCTTTCGGAATCGGGTCAAAGATAGAAGCACCGGCACCGGAAGTAACCGACCAAGCAATAATCATCTCTTCCATAACTCAACAAGTCCCGCCCGTGGCGGACAGGGTAAGTGGGACTGTTACCGTTCCCGCTAAACCCGCTATTCAGTTCTTACATGGTCAGGTAGACCACTGGCTTCCCGAAATGGCGGCAGAAGCCGGGTGGAAACCCGAACATCTCCCGATGCTGAAACACATTATTCTCAGGGAAAGCGGCGGGTGTCCCAACCTTATGGGTGGAGATGTCCCTTCCCCGACCTGCGAAATCTTGCGGGTCAGGGAGTGGAATCACCGTTCGGACACGGGACTGCTCCAAATCAACGGGGTGAACTACAACCTCAAGCGGAACAAGTGGGCGCGGGTCTGCTTGGACATGGGCATCTGCAACCAAGAACCCTTGCTAGACCCCCTGACGAACTTGCGGGCAGGGAAACTGCTTTACGACTATTCGGGCTGGGCTCCCTGGGACAAGTGCGCGTGGGGCGACAAAGCACCCAAATCATGCTCCAAGAAGGGCTCATTACTGCCTAAGAACCCCTAGAAACGACGAAACCCCCCGTACCCTTATCAGGCACGGGGGTGTCGCGTCAGACGCGCTCAGGCGCGGATAACGGTAATGGAATGCCCGTCTTTGGTGAACGCCGTGGTAACGCCGTGCCAAAGAGCATGGGCATACGCGGTGTCCGCGCACGACCAGCACTCATCGCAGAAGAGATGTTCGGGTTGGAACTCGAACGACTCCCCGTCAATGGTCTGAACTTGCGCGTGGGCGCGAATTCCGAACTGAGACTTGCTCATGTGGGTTTTCCTTTCTCCGACGCGAGGTCGGGCTAGTAGTTGCCACCACCTTAGACGGGGGGTGTTACACGGTGGGCGTCCGGCACCGGCTTTCCGCCACCGTCATAGGAAGAGTGACGACTTCGGGTCGGGTGGGGGGGCGAAATTTCGGGTTCGGGGTGGGGTGGCGGGGGAGTCCCGTCTGTTTCTTCGGTCAAGTCCAGAAACGGGACTTGACAGATGTGTCTCACTCCGCTAGATTACTACTTATGATATTTGAGTCAATACTCGGATTACTAGGTCTCGTCATAGGCGGGACTATGGTCGCAATTTGTGTTAAACAGTATTCATCAGGAGGTGAGCAGGAATGAAATTAGAAGAAGAAGAACAAATTCTCAACGAACTCGGCATCGCTATTTACGAGACTGCATCGGTCATCGGGCTTGCGTCTAATCATTGTATTTGGGCAGGAAACTTCGCACATAAAGTTCTTAAATGTTTGGACATTCCGCACAAAGTGCGACCCGTCGGAACAATTGTGTTTAACAAGGAAGGTTGGGAACAAGCAGGAAACTCAGCAGACAAAATGTCTGCGGGTGCTTGGAATGTTACAGCATCTCGCTTCTCCCCCGACTTGGGCGGATGGTCGGGACATCTAGTCATAGAAACAGACAACTTCTTCTTTGACCCGAACTCGTCGCAGTTCGTACGGGAAGACCGCAACATACTGTTACCTCCTTTCATCACCATAGACAGGAACGAACTGCTTTCACCAAGAGACACAACCGCATACCCGTGCGAAGGTTTCTCTTTCACCACAGCAACCGACCTATGGAAGAAAACATTGCGCTCAATGTTTGAGCAGACCGAACTCAAAAGTCCCGATTTTGATGCGAACCGAGCGTATGGTTCTTACCGTTACTTTCCCCTGTACCACTACGACAGCAAAACTTTGAGTATGTATTCGTATTTCTTAGATACGACCAACCTTGTGTATCGGGACTCCCCTGACTGGCACAAGAATTGGAAGCAACTTGGTTGTGGTCGTGTGATGACTCGGATTCAGGAGCGACGCAGGGAGATGAATCGTGCGGAGCGACATGCTGACGAACCAAACAAGTTTGTGCGTTTCCCGAAATCAAAGACTGCGAAAGGGGACTTTACGACTTTTAGATACCGAGACGGAGATGTCGCGGTCTACGACTTGTGACCATACTTGACACCGTGTTACACCCCCCTGTATGATGGTATGTAACAACTAGCCCACCGAAAGGTGGAGAAAGCGATACCAAGTGAGCGAAATAACGAAAGAACAATACAAGCATGTGACGGTCACATTCGTCATCCCACCGAAATTGAGTGCTCATAAATTCGTTGAGCAACTTATTCACAACTACAAGGGCAAGCGCGTAAAAGCAGGAAGCATGTCCCTACCGTTTATCAACGAGATAAATGAGGTACAAATACAAACCAACACGGAAAACTCAACCATAATGGAAACTGTGGACAGCGAGGACAATTGGTGATGCGCAAAAAATTCGTCAAACTAGTCAAGAGATTTGACATCGTACGAGTCGGAGAAATAACAGTTGACGTTTACTCAACACCCAAGAAGTCGAAGACGACGAAGGGCAAAGTGACGCTCATCGGCAAGAACCCCTACACGAATGAGTCGGTCGTGCTTGATGTTGATGAGCACGAAATCTTAGATGTAGTGAGCGACGCACCACTATGAGCAGAAGAGCAGTTATGGTGAAATTTTTTGTCCCAAATGATTTGAGTGACGAAGAGTTTGGAGAACTACTTATTCTCCAACTAGACGACGCACCGAAGACAAAGAAATTCCGTTTATCTTCTGGTCGTTGGGTACATTCTTTATCCGCAGAGGAAAGATACGCAAAATGAGAACTGTTCACCGATACCGTTCACGCAAACTGCGTAACATCGTCACCATCGGACTTGTGTTCGTTGCGATGACATTATCCATCGGATACGCAAGCAAACGAGCAGGCGCGTTCACCTGTGAACCTGTGGAGCACACCGTTCAGTACGGAGACACCCTGTGGCGTATCGCAGAAACCTACTGCGATGGGAGCATCCAACACGCAACCGACAAACTCGTAAATGCGTACGGAACACTCATCCAAAGCGGAGACCGCATCTTTCTACCAACCAACCAAGACTGTGAAATCATAGTCATACAAAAAGGACAGGTTTATGTTTATGAAAACTGTTGATAGCAAACTCACCGTACCCGAAACCCAAATGGACACGCTCATCACCGATGTCACCGACGCTGTGTATCTGAACTGTATCCACGAACTCGGCAAGGTCACCTACCGAGAAGCGGTGGACAGATACAACGCACGGATGAACGCGATGAAAAAGTTTGTGAACGATGTTCTAGGTGACGGCGTTGTGGGCGTATCGGAACTCAAATGACCACACAATTCTACGACCTACCAAGCAACGAGCACGAGAATTGGCTAATCACCGCAACGGAGTGGCTGATAGAACACGGACATCTACCGTTCACCGAAGAAGCATGGACTAGCGACAAGTACCAAGACCGCATCCACGACAAGGCGGTAGAACTATGGGAAGAATCTCTCTCAACCAAGAACTAATCGTCGTACAATAATCTCGTGACCAAACGACTATTCCTAAACGACGACCATCTCGTAGCGCAGTCACCGTACGATGCCGACGAAGTAGCGGACATCAAACGCATCAACGGAGCAAAGTGGGACAAACTCGCCAAAGTGTGGCGTATCCCAATGACCGCCATCGCCGAAATACGGGACTTCGCCGACAGACACGGGTTCACCGTAGAACCCGATGTCCTCACATTTGACCTACCCGAACCACTCAACAAAGTGTTCGGCATACGCAAAGACGGCGACTACATCTACCTGTCGTTTGCCTACGACCCTGTGAAAGTCAAAGCCGTCAAGCAGATACCGAGCATTACTTGGCACGCAAAGACGAAAGCATGGAGAGCACCCATCTCGTCAATAGCCGAAGTGTTGGCGTGGGCGGAACTGTTCCGTGAACCCGTAGAAGCAGAACTCGTACAACTTGCCGACCACATCAAGGACAAGCACGAGGAATCCGTACAAATGTCCCGCTCAACCGAAGCGAACTTGGATGTTGCGGGACTGCCGTTGCTCCCGTATCAGCGTGCTGGTGTCGCCTACGCTGCGCACGCCCGGCGTTGTTTCATCGCCGACGACATGGGACTTGGCAAAACCCTACAAGCAATAGCAACAGCAGAGTATGTGAACGATTCTTATCCCGTGTTGGTCGTATGCCCACCAAACCTCGTACTCAATTGGAAGAAAGAGTACGCAAAGTGGTTACCCGAACGCACCGTGTCCACAATTACCGATAGGCAAACCTTCCCCGAACAACAAACAGATGTAACGGTCATCGGCTACTCAAACATCGCCCATTGGGAGAAACGCCTCACGGGATACCGAACACTCGTGTTTGACGAAAGCCACTACATCAAAAGTCCCGATGCGCAACGCACCAAAGCCTCCGTCAAAATCGCCAAAAATCTGCCAGCCGACGGCATCGTGTTGTGCTTGACCGGCACGCCGGTCACGAATCGCCCGGCTGAGTACGCAAGCCAGTTGGAAGTAATCGGGAAACTAAATCTTTTCGGTGGTCGTTGGGGTTTTTATCGGCGTTATTGCGCAGCGTTCCGAGATAAATGGGGACAATGGAACATCTCAGGTCACTCAAACCTTGATGAACTGAACGAGAAACTCCGAGGAGTGTGCTACATCCGGCGAACCAAACAGCAGGTTCTCGCCGACCTTCCACCCGTACGGCACGCACCCGTGTGGGTCACGGGTAGTCCCGCAGCGATGACCGAATACGAGAAAGCAGAGCGGGACATCGTGGAGTATTTGGTGGAACGCGCCAAACAAATCGCGGAAGAACTCGGTCTGTCACCCAGGTCGGCAGCCGTTTTAGCCCGGATGAAGGCGGAAGCGAACGAACATCTCGTGAAATTGTCCGTTTTGCGGCGGCTGGCAGCCAAAGCGAAGATGGAAGCGGTACAAGAATTCATAAATTCCCATCAAGAGTCGGGTCTGAAGGTCGTCGTCGCAGCCCACCACCGGGACGTTGTTGATGAAATAGCGAACAAATACGGGAATCTAAAGATTCAGGGTGGTATGCGTGTGGAAGATGTGGAGGCTGTGAAGTCCCGTTTCCAAGAAGAACCGTGCGAAACAGCACCCGTCATCGTGTTGAGTATTCAGGCTGCGAAGACCGGACACACGTTGACGGCTGCGCAAGACGTTCTTTTTGTGGAATTACCGTGGACTCCGGCGGACGTTGACCAAACTTATTCGCGCTGCCACAGGCTCGGTCAGCACGGGAGCGTGACGGCAACCTACCTGTTGTGTAACGGGACTATTGACGAATACATCCATGACTTGATAGAACGCAAGCGTGGTGTCGTTGATGTGGCGACCGACGGCGGGGAAGTGTTGGGTGGTGGCACGGGGGCGGAGATAGTTTCGCTTTTCACGCAACGGGGTTTGGCGGTTTAGTTTCCGTCTAGGAATTTACGGAGTGCTTCCTCGTCATTGAGTTGGTTCGCCTCGGTCTGCGCAACTTTTTGTTCCCACTCGTCTACTGCCCGTTTCTCGTGTTCGTCAAGGAGTTCGGCAAC